GTTTATCAAACACAATCTTTTCATGAATTACAGGAACTTGTGAAACTTGAGAAATTTCAGGAACTTGTGGAAGAGAAAATCTACTATTTTTTGGTTTATCAAACACAATCTTTTCATGAATTACAGGAACTTGTGAAACTTGAGAAATTTCAGGAACTTGTGGAAGAGAAAATCTTCTATTTTTTGGTTTATCAAACACAATCTTTTGAGGAACTTGAACATTCTGAGTATTTGAAATTTTACTAACTGGCATGTCATATTCAATTGCGTATTGTTCCTCTTTAAAATAATTAGTATAATCCTTAAAATCATTTTCAATGTTACTGTAACTTGGAAGTTGCATACACATATTAGGCTTAATGATAAACCAATTGTCGCGTCTTTGTAGCTTTTTCCAAGCTTGATCTATAGCATATGTAGGCTGATGATTTGTTCTAATTAATCCATCTACTGCATCTTTAAAACATTTTAATAATGGTTCATAGTATGATTTATTAACTATATATGATAAAGCACAATTACAACCTATTAGTTTAAAGCTATTTTTATATGACTTCACAAAAGTCCCTCCAAGTACAATGACATCATAATCGTCTACAATTAATTTTCTTAGAGTTTCATATCCGTTTACAAATTCATCGGTCCATGTAAGATCATCTTCTGCAATGAAAACGTTATCCCAATTTTCTGCAATAGCCATCTCTAGAACTGCAATATGACTTAATCCACAACCAACTGCGCCATTGCTATTTCTTATTGCGTTAAACCTAAGAACCTTATTAGTGGGAATATGTTGTAATAACTGTGATTCAACATGTTCTTTGCGATCTACTCTAGTGTCTAAATTGATGTACACAGCCTTATCTATAAATTCAAAAAAAAATTCCTCATTGTGACTAGACATCACTCTCGCAACATCATTGCTGTTGTGATAACTCTTAGCTCCTGGTACATAATAATCTGTTAATTCAATACCATTTTCAGTATAAAAACTTATATCTCTTGTTGGGTTTATACCCCCAGATTTGATAACATTTGGTATAAAAAATTGTTTAAAATACAAGAAAAATGTAAAGTTTTTCTCTGTTTGACGAATATAGTTGAGTAGTAAGTCCCATGATAAATTTAAATGAAGAACTTTATAAATCCCAAGATTTAATATATATTTAGCTAATCCTCTACTAATTATGAATGCATATGTTCCATATATTAAATGTTTATGTTTTAATATATCAATAAAAATAGTATTAGATTTTTTAGGATATATATCATGTTCAGAAGTGTGACACCCTAAATATACTAAATCTTTATCTCTAAGTAATTCACTGTTTATAAACAAATCTTTATCATAATCTTTCATGAGATACACATCATCTTCAAGAATTAACGCATGTTCTTCATTGCTTTCAATAAATTCATTTAGTAATACAAATGCGCTCTGAATTAATCCCAGTGATCCCCTAGTTATGTGTTGACGTCTAAAATTGTATGAATTTTTATACTTGCTTATCATTATCGAAGAATCAAATGGAACTGGTTGAAACCCATTCTTAACATTCATATATTCAAAATATTTTTTCATTAGAATATCATTTTCAGCGCTAGTTGATCCATCGACTGCTTCTATAAATTTGTAATTTGTAGTATCTTGAAATGCTAATTGTTTCTCCATGTAATGCCGTTTTTTTGTACATTTAGCCATGTTGATAATGTATGTTTTAGGAAATGTGTACTTACATTGTGGTAATGATAGCACATATGCAAGTGATTTTTCGTGTAACTTTTTACTTTCTTCTCTGTAATAAGATGTTTGATACTTAAGTGAATTTGATTTATTATATATGTACATAACGTCATCTATAGCAAGATACTTCCCTTTAGACAGTTCTAGTGCAGAATAATATTCTGCAACATCACTACATACTTTCAACCAATTTCCCTTATGTTTTAAATACTTTTTTGGAATAGACTTAAAAAATATTCCATAACCACTTTTTAAGTGTCTCGCTAACCATTTATTTTGTTTTCTAAATAACTTATTATTAACAATATCTTCGGAATATACTGAAAGCTTTGGCTTCTCTATAAGCTCATCATCAAACCAAATGTTATGATTTGACGATACCATCTGAACATTTTTATCAGAATAAGCATGTGCAAGACGTTTTAATACATCATTGTCAGATAACCAATCATCTCCGTCTAAAATACATGCTATTTCAAAGTCTTTTAATAATTTATAAGCAGTGTATTTAGAGTATGATTGACCATAATTTTTGTTGTTTTTTATATATGTAAATTTTGATTCAATATTGTATTCTTTAACTATTTCAAAAAATAGCAACTCAGTATTGTCTATAGAGCAATCATTTACATATATGCATCTCCAGTTTTTATTTGTTTGTGTTATTATACTAGTTAAGTTTTTCTTGATATTTGATTCATTATTGAATGAAGGAACAACAAAGCAGAATTCGATATTACTATGAAATTCCATTATTATACACTAATATTATTCAAATACCATTCGAGGAACAATATGCATAGCTTCTAGCTCCTGAGACCAAAGTTTTACTGCATAAGGGATTGTCTTCATTTCAAACTGCGTTTGTACTCCACATGTGCCGCAATGATAGATATTCTCAACCGGATTTACTACAGCCAAAGTACCACACGACTTACAGAATCCAGTTGTAAATGGATCACTTACATCCATCAGACGCTCCTTCGTGAACACCGAAGCGCCGTGTGATAGCATACAGTCGCGTTCCATTTCACCAACACGAAGACCTCCATCACGAGAACGTCCCTCGCAGGGCTGCCGTGTTAGTGATACAATAGGTCCACGTGCACGAGAATGCTTCTTATCAATAACCATGTGCTTTAGTCTCTGATAGAACGTAGGGCCCATAAAGATCTCTGCTTCCATCATCTCACCTGTCTGTCCGTTGTATAGAATCTCATTGCCATAAGGATGCATTCCTAATGATAGAAGTTGTTCACGAATATTTTCCACTGGAAGATGAGAGTAAGGTGTTCCATCGCCAAGTGTTCCTTTTTCAGTACAAACCTTTCCATACATAGTCTCCATCAGTTGTGCAATAGTCATACGAGAGGGTACAGCATGAGGATTCATAATTAGATCAGGACGCAATCCACTTGCAGAGAATGGCATATCCTCTTCGTTTAGCATGATACCACATGTGCCCTTCTGTCCATGACGTGAAGAGAATTTGTCACCAATCTCAGGAACACGCTCGGAAACTACACGTACCTTTACGAAGGGATATCCATCTGAATTACGATCCTGCCATACGCCATCTACACGACAATTCTCAGAGTTTTTATGAGTTGATGAAGAATCACGATATTGATATCCATTTGGATCTTGCTTGATAGATGTTACCTTACCAATTACAACATCGTTTTCTTTAACAATTGAGTTAAGGATAGGCACACCGTTATCACCTACAGCATGATACGATGATGTCTTAAAGCCACGCGTGTTCTCTCGTCTTGGACGAGTAAACTTCTCCTCTTTTCCTGATGCGATATTACGATGCTCTTCGTCCTTGTAGATTGTGTAATAGAGTGTGCGAAACAGTCCACGATTAACTGCACCCTTATTTAGGATTACCGAATCCTCCTGATTGTACCCCCCATAGCAACCAATAGCTACCATAATGTTATCTCCTGAAGGCATTTCATGTGTTCTAAGCGTATTCATCATGCGAGTCTCAACAAATGGACGCATAGGTGAGCACAGGATATACCCATTTTTATCGAGTCGTCGTGCGTAGTTACGAGCAAAGATACCAATGGCTTGCTTACCCATAGCTGACTGATATGTATTGCGAGGTGACTGATTGTGATCCGAGAATGGAATACTGTTTGCCATGTGTCCAATAATCAGTGTAGGATGAATCTCGCAGTGGGTGTGTGCTGATGTAATTTCATCCTTTGTCATCGCAACACGAACAACTTCTGTTTCACATGGATCAATATATTCAATATTTGTTCGAATCCAGTCGTTCCATGTAGTGTTTGAGCTAGGTCCACTTACAATACTTTTGTTTTCTACACGATATAGTGGTCGTACAAATCGTCCACTGTCGGTTTCGATGTTAATGATATAGTCGCGGATGTTCCATGAAATACCGGTATGTGGGTGCAATGCAAACTTGCGCTTTGCATTACGAAGATAGTCGTGTACATTTGGTGGATTCTGAGTATATGCTACAATTACACCATTTACGATAATCATCGTGCCTGAATATTTATCCTTAATCGACTTTACCCATTTTAGATCAGGAATATTTTCCAATACAGTGATTACCACCGCAGATGGAGTATGTTGTGTAATAGATGTCAACATTGACATAGACTTCACAATACCAACCGAGTGACCTTCTGGTGTTTCTACAGGACATACATACCCCCACGATGTTCCGTGAAGTTTACGAGGAGCCAGTAGCTTTCCTGACTTTTCAACAGGTGTCTGAATTCGACGAAGATGACTTAGTGTAGCAGAATACGAAAGGCGATTAAGTACCTGAGACACGCCTACCTTAGTAGCATTTGACATTACACTTGTTGAGCTACCTAGACCCTGTACTGTAAAGTTTCCCGTTGCAAGTGACTGTTTAAGTTTGCCTTCAATAGTGGAAACTTTTAGAATTTTATATAAGTTGTTTACGTTTAGAATTTCCAATGGTCGAGGAGTATCACCTTTCTTCCAAGTATCGTTATTTACCTCATGCACGAACTTGCTTCGAATATCTTTGCATACTTTTTGGAAAAGCTGGCGAAATAGATGAGTTAGTAGTGCCCCTGGTGTAACGACACGCTTGTTAGGATATGCGTCACGATCATCAACATTGATTACACCCTCTGATGCGAATAGTAGACGCCTTACGAGCCATCCAGTGAGAAGAATCTTACGGGTATTGATGACTTCTTGTGTAGACTTGTCTCCTCCAAACTTTACATGAGGTAGATATTCTGTTTCAAGAAGACTCCTTACATAACCATGCTTATCTTCTGACGCTGTACCATACTGAAGATGGTGTACCAAGTAATTGATAGCATCTTCACGATTGTAAACCTTGACATCTGCGCACTCCTTAAATGAAGCTCCTAGAAGTTCAACATATTCTCCAGACGGACAGATAATCTTAGCAATCTCTTCGTCAGAATCAACACCAAATGCGCGAAACATTACCATGAGCGGCAGATCTTCCTTAAAACGCGGAACACACATCGTAAGAGGGTAACCAAGTCCGTTAAACTTGGCATTCACACGAACTTCTAGCTTTTTTGGAGGAGTAGTAAATGATTCGTGTAGAGACTTCATTTCTGCTGAAAATCCATACTTAGCAGAAGTCTTCTTATTGTAGAAAATCATAATACGATTATCTGCTACTTTCTCCTGACATAAAATAGTACGTTCTGATCCGTGGATTAGAAAGTATCCAAAAGGATCATATGGACACTCGCCAATCTCTTCCTTTGTCATAGGATAGTCATTCATGATACATAGCGATGATCCTAGCATGACAGGAATCTTTCCAAGAGAAACTCCTTCGAATACTTTCACCTGCTCATCATACTCTGACAAAGTCTCACCCTTATATGTGCGAGTAGTAAACCGCACATCACAGAACATTTGAGCAGCATACGTAAAGTTACGAGCGCGAGCTTCTTGTGGAAACATAGGCTTGATACGACCAGTTGCTTCTTGGATACGTGGCTTCATGTATGTGACATTTTCAAATGTCAAACGCAGTTCATATTTGTACTTCTTTAGTTTCTCGTCTTGTTCATGCCATACTACAATCGGAGCCGTTGAGGCTACAATCAATGGAATCTTGTTACGAACAAAATCCTCGAATGACTCAATTTGATGCTCAACTAGCTTAGGAATTCCTTGACTTTGAAAATATGTGTTGATTGCTTCCCACTCCATGGTAATCTTATAAGTGTATTTGGGCGTAAATAGATTATGATTCGTTTTTAACAATAGAATGGATGAAAAAGTTGTTATTACAAAAATGGGGAGTGAGCCCTCACCTGCTAAAACTCCTGTAAAACCTATAGAAGACCCTAAACTTGAAGGAGGTAAAAAAAAGAGGCAAGTAAAAACCTTTCCACGAGGAATTCTTAAAACAGCTAAGATAAAGATTAAGCCTGTTGTAGATCCTGCTAGACGTCCTCCTTTAAAACGATCAATGACAAAACGTACAATTCGTCTTTTAACAGATAAGAATGTTAATGACCATCGAAAATCAATAAAGCAAAAGATTCATAAGCTAAATGATGATACTGTAAGAGAACTAGTTATAAAACATAAACTGTCAAGAGGAAATGGACCAACATCACTGCTACGTCAGATATTAGAGGGAGGAATGTTATCTGGTTTCGTTTCTCTTAATTAGATAATTAGGATGACATCACATTGGGGACCACTAGGATGGATGACACTTCACTCTATATCTGCTTGTTATCCAGATGAGCCCAAAGCTAGTGATAAGCGTATACTAAATGAATTTATGAATGCATTCGCTGCGACAATATCATGTCCAAGTTGTAACGATCATTTTTCAAAAATGTTTAAAACTTATAAAACAAGCATTCCTACATGGAGTGACAGTAAGCAGGATCTTTTTATTGCAATTTGCCGAATGCATAATACAGTTAATGCTAGACTTAATAAACCCATTCCAAAGAACGTAGGAGAATGTTTAGACGTATTAAAAAATGCAGTAAGATATTCAACACAGACTGAATTTCGCAAAAAGTATATTGAATATCTTGATACACAATGGAAACCTTATTCTTCGCTAGGTCCGAATGTTAATGTTATGAGAAAAATAAATGAAGAATATTGGTCAAAGAGAGAACTAAATTATAATGATATACAACTTGACCCAACAATTGATAGTGTTACTTATCCAAACCAAGAAATTCATCATCCACTTGTATTCTCGAAGTTGAAGTTACGAAATATTATATTTCGGCTACCTGTGTAAGATCATATTCTGGATTCCAAGGAAGTGAAATTCTTGGTTTCATTTCCCAATCATAACGTTTCATCCATGGATTACGAGTTTCTGAATGAAGCTCATCTGGGTAAAGAACACGTCTCTTTGCGGTTCGAAGTGATGCATGTGGCATAATAAATTGAAGCTGACGTGTTACATTAAAGTTTAATTTTTTTGAATGAGATTTAGTATATTCGTCATACGAGACAATATCACATATCAGAGGAGCGTCAGCATACGGATAAACCCAGTACCAGTTGAGAGGTTCGCCAGTTTTGAAATAATGCCATGTCCAATGAAACGTTTTCCAATATGCCTCCACAACTGGTTTCATATTGGTAACTCCATCTAAAACATGTAGTCCGTACTTATAAGAGAATAGCGAGTGATCTTTTCCTAGAATAGCTTTTTCTTCTGGTCGCTTTCGAAGCCCGATTCTCTCCTTAAGCACTCCCATTTCTTTTGCAGCTGCAAAGTTTAGAAATTTATATCTGCCTTCTGGTGTGAGAAGATCAGGATTTCCTGATTCTTTATATGTATGAAGTGCACGATCATATCCGTCTTCTCGCAGAGAAAACATTCCGAGATTTGGCATAAAATCGTTACCAAAGCATAGAATACCGAGAGCCATATACTGGTCAATTGGCATAGGAAGTTCTTCTAAAAGATTCCATACAGATAACGTTGCAAATTCCGCTTGTTTCAATTTAGGATCATTAAATTCCGCACTTTCACGCAACAGCCACATACCATTCTTATCAGATAAAGCATGATGTTGAAGTGCAATAAGAATTAGATCTGCATCAAGGCCATAAACACAAATAGTTCGCCGGTTAATTGTTGGAAGTTTTCTAAGTTCATGAATTAGCTTATGTTCACCCTCTCCTGGTATATTTGTCCCATTAACGATAGCATATGGAAACTTGGATTTGATAGCAAATTCTAGTTCCCGCATGTAAGGTGTATCTGGTGAAATTTGATTGCGATCAAACAAGCCAACGTCCTTGATACGCATTCTGCGAAATCGTTGTTGTACAATTTTTGCATAAGGTACTAGACCATCCATAGCAATAATAAGTTGCTTTGGCTTGCAAACCGTGTTTACTATATGTTCTAGTGCTTCTAAGATCGATTGAATTGGATCTTCATCCTTAAGATATCGATGAATTAGACAATTGAAGTCAACGACGAATACATCGACCTCCATTACTTGGTTCTTTTTGACTGGAGCTATGATACCCTTGTGACTTTTTGAAAGACTTGCAAAATAGAACGGAATTCCCATTCTATGTGTTATACGGTTTAGGTTAAAACTCTTGATACATAACAAATGTATTGGTTTGCTATACTTCTGTTTTTCATTGGAGTTTTTGCATATGGTTATTCAATTTCTAATCAGGTAAAGCTAGCGCCCGCCGGTGGATGTAATTCTTGTCCTAAGAATTCCCAATCTTCGTTATAATGTCTCGAACTCGACTTATTCAAAGAAAAACCTCTCTTACAAAGTAAAATGCTTTGGTTAAAGTTTCTTGTGTCGGCTCTTGTGTTTGTTGCATTCGTCCCCGGTGTACTTGTCACCCTTCCACCTGGAGGGTCTCGTTGGGTCGTATTAGCAGCACACGGTCTTCTCTTCTCTGTTCTCCACCACTATGCTCTTAGTGTAGTATTTCGTGGTCTTAGACTCTTATAAAAACTTCAAGTATGAAATATAAATGGATCTAATTAGCACCATACTATCGGCATTGTTATTTGCCGCGTTTGTACCTGGTGTACTTCTAAGACTTCCTCAAAATGGAACTCGTGGAACTGTACTTGTTGTCCACGCGATCCTATTCTCACTCGTTACAAGCGCAGTAATGTGGACGTATTGGCATAAGGTTAAGGGATACACTGAACGTTTTGCCAACTATGGAGCTAGTTGCCCAAATGGATATTTACCAGGAACAAATCAAGGCGGTATTCCGGACTGTATGCCTACGGGACATGCTACATTTGATGCTAGCATGAAGATGAAGTCTAATTCTCCTGCTACTAAATAAATGTGGGCAAACATACTTCTAAAAGCACTTTTATTTGCTGTACTTGTTCCAAGTGTTTCTTTCTCTCTAGTCGAAGGGTCTCTTGGTCAACAAGCTTTGGTCCACGGAGTGATTTTTGCAATTGTGAATCATTATGTATATCTATACGTAACACCTATCCTAGAACGATTTGATACATTTCATCCAGATTCAAAAGTTGATCAGCCCTGTCCACCTAATTCTGAAAAATGTCCTTCAGGAGATTGTAAATTAAAAGGTGATATTTACGGGTTATGTGGATATAAGCCATAATGGAACTTTATAGTGAAACATATATTGCTATTGGAGTGGCTGTTTTTGTTATAGTATTATTCATATGTGCGTTTTTTAGAATGTTTATTGATGTTATGTATGATTATGAACCAGTTTAAAATGAGTTCAACGTGATATATTTAATGGAGTTTCGAGAAGTCTTATCAATTTTAGATAGTATATTACGTAAAAAATCTGGTGCTGAAGAAGCAAATAGGTTTCTTGTTGAGTTTATGAAGCGTAGCGTAGCAACTGGTATTATAACAATCACAGTTGCAAACGAGTATTTAACTCCATATGGTTGTAGTATTAATAAATGTTGGGGGTGTACAGAAAAGCAGCTTAATCAGTTAGCGCATATGAGTCCTGATGGATGTTTGTATGATTCTGATTAATAGGCGATTTATATGACTGCTTTGCTTTCATTAGAATTATCTCTATTTCTCTTAATTGTTTAATGGCGCAATCAATTGATTTTTCAGTTAAAAAATCATTATCCGCCCTGATAAGCAGAGGCTCTAAATTTTTTATTTCTTTTTTTGCATGAGATATTAAAGTTCTATAGAAAACTTTGTTCATGGATTATTATTAGATTATTTTTACGGGAGCCAGTTGATATTCGGTGAAAGATAATTAAACCTGTGAGGTTCAGGATTCCAGATAGTTTGGTTTAGAGCAATTGGACTCTGGTTTCCTAGAGAAACTAGCGGAGGCATTGCGTCTTCCGGATTGAATACTGCTGTAACAGGTTCTGCGGGAATCAGTGGAGGGATGTCATCTACCTGACCATAAATAACAAGAACTAGCTGTCGAATATCCGTTACTTGATCCATTCCAAATGGCTTAGTGTAGTCCATCTTACGACGAGTATACCAATTTACATTCTCTGAATTTACAAATAGCCGCACCATATGCTGCTGAAAGTCAGGATGCGTAATAACTTCATGAATACTCGTCTTGCTGTGTGGAATGCGTTCTGACCTAGCAATAAGAGAGTCGCTCGGAGACTCTACATACTCAAACATAACGAAGCGGTGATCACTTTTGGGATACTTCTTAGCTCGCCAAAGAAAGCTGTTATACTTATCAAAATCCATCTTTTGAAGCAAATGGCCTAGAAGCTGCTTTGCGTTGTAACTCTCAATTGAACTGTTGTAGATTGTTGCTAGCATATTGGTAGCATTATTAATAGTTAAAACCTAATCCGTTTTCAAGGAAAGCCACCGAAAACGGATTTGTAGATTAAAATATGTAACTGTGTCCGAACACAATGCAATCATTCTACAATGTTGAAGATGACTACGATGCAGACGCAATGGAGATTGATTACCCCGAGGATCCTGAATGGGACCAAGAGTACCAAGACTATCTTGACTACGTTGATTGGCTAGAGCAGTCGTGGGATTAAAATGGATTCCAAATGTTAATTTGTTTCAACTATTAATGGAAATTACAAGATTCAATAGTGACTCAGGAGACAGAGATATGGTTTCTGAATCTTACGATAAAAATACGCCGTTTATAGACATTTTACAAAGAGCAAATAAACTGAAAGCATCGCTAATTGTAAAAACAAGTTACATAAGCGATACACGACCAGGTGCGTGGTATATAAAGGGTCATCATTCTAATTTCTCATATGAAGACATCAGAAGAATGATTGAACAAAACATTGAAACCAATACTCATTCTAAAAGAATATGTTATCTAATTAAATACTTTGATTAAACAGAACGAATAAATTCCCACTTTAAATAATCACAGATCTTCTTCCATATCTGGTCATGTGCTATAAGTCTATCACGGCTCTTTAACAAAGGAAAATATACTTTATACTCATCCAGATCTAAAAGCTCAAAGAACTTGTATAGAATATACGAATAAGATAGAAAATTAGTACGATCATCAGGACAGTAAAGCAAAAAAGGTGCTTGTATTTCCTGAAACATAGCTCTGATTTTTTCTTCGATTTCTGGTGTGATTGTTGGAGGCGGATTGCCATTGAGTCGAGACAAGATGTGGGTTGCGTGCTCATAGTACTTAGATCTGTT